CCGTCTCTAAGTACAAGGACATTGATGCCGGTTATGGCCTTAAGGCTGGCATGAAGTACAGCTTCTGAGCTATAACAAAGCTGTCTTCCCACACAGGACAGCAATTTGCCCCCGTTTCGGCACAGCTGCCCGGGGGCTTTTTGTTGCCTAAACAGCTATGCAAAAGGTTTTCAACGCCTTATCAGTCCTTGCGTTTCTGATGTCTGGAACGTTGGTTGGGGCGACAATTATTGCGTTTGCTCGCGTCCCAGGAATGGTTCAAGACTATTTGGACGAGGCTACCAGTGGTGTTATTGACGAGGTGACAGAAGTCATTCCTGGTCAGATTGATGAAGCGATGCCAGAGCTGCCGACAGAAACTGGCTTGCCGATCAAGTCACCATTTTGACGTTCGCAGTTGGGTCTTGATCATCATGGGCTTCAGGTCCCCAGCTTTCCGCCTTTATCCGTTCAGCAAGGTCCGTTTCTGGCGCGGGTGCTTTTGGTTTCTGCTCAAACGAAGCAAGCCATTCGCGTAATGAATCTCCTGTCGGAGTGCCCTTGGGCCATTTAATGTGGCGCAAGATCATCTTGTGATCTGTAAATAGCCGAGACGACCTGCCACACAAAACTGTGTAAGTGATCTCAGGCCCTTCACGCCTACGGTTCCGTTCGATCCAAAGCTGACCAGCAACAAACCGTTCACCCTTCATGCCAGAAATCCCTGAGATTGGTATTGGTGCGGTGCAAGTGCCGGAGATTCCGGCTTGGCGTGCCATGCCTCCACAGAGTATTCCGGTTGCGCCGCCGGTGACGTTACAAATCGGTTTTCCTGTTGCTGACATCCCTGGCTGTGTAGAGACCAGGAACTCAGGAGCAGGTGACAGAGAGATCTACAACACCGATCCAAAGGGCAACATCACTGTTTGCGGCGGGCAGATGCCGTCGTACAAACCAATTGATTACACACCTGGCACGCTTGTGTATGGCGCCGCAAAACCACCACCACCGCCAGAAGAAGAGGTAGAGCCAAAGAAAGAAAAACCGGCTGGTGAATCAAACCAACCGGTAGCCCCTCTTCCGTCAGGCCGTGGCATTCCTGACGTCCCAATAGATAGCGAGCAATTACCGTGCCCGCCACTGGATGCATTACCTATTGGCGTCAGAGGTAAGCAAGGGACTGGGATTGTCATCGGATATAAGCGTGTCGATGGTCAGTGCATAACGCTGTATGACCGCTTGCCGATCGACAAGATTATCGACAACTACTTACCTGCTGCACCTGTTGCACTGACAACTGGTGTAATTGCAGCAACGGCTGCAACGTCAGCCATCGTGGCAAAACCGTTAGGTGAGTACGTGCTGAAGCTAATCAAACCTACTGTCAAAAAGACAGTTAAGAAGCTCAAGGGGATGCTGGGGAAGAAGCCGCGCCCTGAGTCTGTTGCTGAGCGCGTGAAGTTTCAGCGTTCTCTCCGTAAGTGATTTTGTGGATGTGGGGCGGAATGACGCCTGGCGGATTTTGCAGAACTACGTCGGCGCAGATTGACGCATAAGGCGAATCAGGGTGAAAGCTGATGCCTTCTTTCATCAGTGAGGCGCAGTTCTTAAGTCTGGCAATTTCGTAGTTAAGTCGCTTGTCAGCAAGCTGGGCGTCGAGCAAATCGACCTGCTTTTCAGCTGCTTTTCTACAACTTCTGACGTGGGAACGGTCAAGCGGTACTGAAATCGTGGCTGTAATCCCGCCATTAATTGAGTAATTCGTCTTTTGACCCGTCCTGATTGGACGATAGTAAAGGATATTCCCTGGACTATCGGGCTGGCCATCCGGGATGGCATTACCCTCCGGATCTGTCGCACCAACCAAATCGAGCTGATCATAAACCGGTTCCTGGTAGTAACGCTCATAAGGATGTGCCCAGCTAGTGGTTGTACTTAGAAAAGGATTGATGTGAAGAGTCGCTCCCTGACAAGATATCCCTGCATAGTTGAACCCGAATGTGCGTGATGGCACAACCTGCACAGCCTGGTTTGTGACACTTCCGGAACTGTTTGCAACTGGAGCGGCGGTGCTAGAGACCTGAGCTTGTGCTGGAGCGGAAAGCAGCAGAAGCGTTGCTATGACTCGCTTCATTGGGTAAAGGTACTTGTCGTTTCAGTTATAGATTCAATGTCGGTGTCACGGTTGATAAGTGTATGGTTGACCAAACCTGGGCCGGACAAAGTTTCTACCATCTGGAACGCTTCGCCTTCATTAACAATCGTCCAGGTTGGCTTAGTTGCAGCATCAAGGCTGGTCCATTTACTGGTGATGCCCTGAATGGTGTTTGACGTTGTCGTCAGACCCATTGGAGCGATAGCAGCGTCAGTCTTGATATTTGTGCCACTAACCGATAGCTCGTAGCCCGTCCGGTATTCATACGAGTTAATGACTTCTGTGACTTTGGTCTTGGTCGTTGTTGTGGAGGAGAGAACGCCTTGCGAAAAGTTAGGCACCACAGGCACCGCAGCTGCTGGTGCGGCAACAAGCAAAAGCAGCAACAGAATCATTTGATTGTCAGTTCTTGGATGACTTGACCAATTGCAGTTGTACCAGCGCCACCAGCCGTGACAGTAATAGCTCCTCCTGAATCCACCGTGCCCGCTAGCGTTGCCGCCACCCCTCCAGAAGTCGTTGTCACATTGCCGAATACCGGCAGTGCTGGGACTACTCCGGCGGTGACTGTTGTTGAGAGGACGGTTGGAACGTCGTCTCCTTCTGTATAGCTTTCGCTGTAACTGAAAGCATCACCAGCAGTGGTAATGCTGTAAGCGCCAGGAGTGTAACCAAGGGCAGTCCCGGAACTAAATGCAGTGAACTTACTAGCAGTGTCCAAAGTAACGTTAGACCCAGATATTGCCAGTGAACTCGGTTGCCGGATTGCGACTGATCCCGCTCCATCAACCGACAATGAAACGCTTGACTGAATTCTATGGGTAATGTCGGCTTGCACTGGAGCGGCAAGCAAGCTGGCGGCTAGTGCCAGAAGTGCCTTTTTCATTGGATTCCGGCTTTGGTGTCCTTATTGTTAATGATAGGTGGTTTCTTATTGCCATTTCCGTTGCCATTTGACTTGCGCTCAATGCCAAACGACGCCATAGCTCCAGTTAGAAGAGACGCCACAAACGTGTTGTCCATTTTCATCTGAGGGAACAACCCCAGATAAGAGACGGTGAGTAGCGTGGCGCTCCAAAGAAGGACAGCGCACTTAACCAGATCAGCAACGCTGACGCCTTCCTTTTCGTGCTGGTCTTCAGAGTTGGTGGCCATAGCAGAACAGAGCTACCGTTACAGGGTAACTAGGTCAACCCAATGCTTCTAGTTCTTAAACCCATTCTCATGACCGCCTGGAAATCAAGGGCGTTCAAAGAGCTGATTGTCGCGATGCTTGAGAAGATCGTGACTCAGACCGACAACGATTTGGATGACTTGGCTGTGAAGCACCTCAAGGATCTGTTGTTGCCTGACACAAGGATTGAAAAGTAAGTAGTGTCCGGCATTATCCAACTGACCCTGCTGCTATTGGTGCTAGGCGTGCTGTCTCTCCTGCCCTTTTTTGAACGCTTTTCTAAAGATGCGCCCCACCGCATGGCTGCTGTTAAACAGCTTGAGGAGTCCATGCCGCAGGAATTACTGGATGAGGATGCAGAGTGGTTTCAGGCTTGGAAGGCAAGCGGGTATGACCAAGAGGTTTACATGCCCTACTTCAAGCAGCTCGACAACAAAACAGGCACGGGCATCAGGGAGTGCTTCTCCTCGTCAGCAGCAATGGTGGCGTCTTTTTACCGCCGCGTTAAATCGGATGATGAATACAACAAGATCAGGGCAAAATATGGAGACACCACGTCAGTAGAAGCTCAGTTGGCAGCGTTGCGCAGCCTTGGCTTAGAGGCTGAGTTTCGCAAAGACGGCAACGCTGAGATGGTTGAGCTGGAGATTGAAAACGGCAGGCCAGTCATGGTGGCCTACCTGTCAGAGGGCAACATGCTTTTGGGACAACCACCTATGTGCAGTGGCTTGGGATGCGGTCATTGGGCGGTCATTTCTGGCTACTCACAAAAGAACAGTGATGATCCTCTTTGGATACTTCAAGACCCACGCGGCTATCCCGAAATGGAAAAGGGCGGCTGGTCTAACCCGCATCTAGGTCGCAACGTCAAGGTGAGGCAAGCGGCATTCAAGCCACGCTGCTT